TCAGCAGGCCATTGCCGATGCGAACGCCGATCACTGCACTCATATTGCCGACGTTAAAGTCAATGCCAATGCGGAGCGGTTCGCGGTCAGTATCAGGCAGGTCAGGTTGTACGTGCTTGGTGCGGTCAAAGCGGTCATAAACCTGCCCGGTGGTGAGGTTGACGAACTCACCGTCTAGGTATGCACGCAGCAAGCTGGGGTCGTAGTTGGCTTCAAGACGCTCAATAAAGTCGGGCGGCAGGTGGGGATTATCAGCGGTGCGCATCTTGATCAGATGCCGATCAGGTCTTGCCCTCGCGTCATCACTGCCAAAGGTATTCCACATCCAGCGGAAGCCCTCAGGTGTTGACGCTGCGCCAAACTGCCTCACGTTGCCGGAGCGTAAGCGAGCAAGGATTCTAGGAAATGCCTTGTTAGCAATGCTTGGTATGACAGTATCGATTTCGTCAGCCAAGACCCAGGCAAGGTTCAAGCCGATGATGCGTGACCAGTTCTCAAATGATCGGCACAGGATTTTGGTATCACCGCCTGGCAGGTGCAGCATGTACTCAGGCAACGGAGACGCCCTGAAGGTGTAAGGGATCTCGTATGACTCAAGGAATTGCTCGAAATCGTTCTGCCAGATGTCACGGATCAGTGGTCCGGTTGGTTCCATGACCAGACCGTTGAAGCCTTGATTAGCAGCGGCAAGGGTTACAGCCTTGGCACATAGCGCACGGGTCTTGCCAGCACCGTAACCAGCAGAGATGCCAAGGATCTGAGTGCTGCTGTCGTCTACGAAGGCAAGCTGCCCTGGGTGCAGGTCGTTACGGATGCGCGCAAGAAGCTCTGTGGTGTCCTGCTGCGTAGCTACATCCATGAAGCCCAGCAGTTTGCCGGGCTCACAGATGCCAGTAATCAGGCTCACACTGGGCGGTTGATGACGGTTTTTACCGTGCCATCAGCATTGACCGCGATAACCTTGTGAATGCGTGGTTCGTTGCCCTTGGGCTTGAGCATACGACCCACAGCAGTGACCTCAGGCTTCGTCATCGTCCTCGTCCTCGTTTAGGAGCATATCAAGAGCCAAACGCTGTTGAGTGAATTGAAGGACACCGAGCAAGTCGATGACCGTCAGGTCGCTGTGTTCTTCAATGAGAGAGTCTAGACCTAGCAGGAAGGCTTCCATGGCTAAGGGTATGGTCGGCGTGAGTCTACCTCATGCCGCGTGGTTTGCGGAATCCTTTAGTTGATAAGCCTCTGTTGCCTCTGTCACGCAGCACAGACTGAGCTGCTGCTTTTGGATTTTGATAGAACGACAGTGCCCTTGAACCCATTTTTTTACTGCGTTGTTGCTTTTTGGGATTTCCTATGCGCCTACCAAATTGATCACGGATTGGTTTTTGAGCTAACGCTAGTGCCTTGCCTTGACGACGAGCTGCTCTAGAGGGAGCGGCAAGCCTTGAGGCTGGCGCCCTAAAAGCCGTAGATGTTCGGCTTTGCCCAAAACGACCAACAGTGCTATCTGATATTTCTGGGCGACGTGCGCCTTGATATGTAGCCATTGCCTTTGCCCTTACCTGAGTCGTCCGCCGCGCTTTTTTGTCATCTCCTGGTCTTGACAATGCGCCAGCTCGATTAACTTTGCGCTTGAATGCCTCTCTTCTGTTAACAACGTTGCGAATATCTTTATTTTGACTAATTGTGCCTGATGGTTTTGAACCAACAGCCCTGCGTGCTCTGTCTTTGGTTTGCACCGGGAATTGAGCGCGAATTCCCCTGCGCTGCATTAACATTGTTTGTGTTAAATTGCTTGCCTTGTCAAGTTCTTTGCCTATTGCTTGTCTTGTTTGCAGGGACTTATTACCCTTAAACAAAGAACTTCTAATTCTGTTTTCGCGTTCGTATGCTTGTTCGAATTTCCTTGTTGCCGCCCTAACAGCTTTCTTGGCGGGATTAAGACGTGAGCCCAGTCTTGAGGCAGTTGCGGCAGGCTTGGGTGCTGCTGGTTTGTTCGCCCGGAGCTGCGTTCTAGCTGCGTTATAAGCCTCACGTTGCCCGGGCTTACCAGGACGTGTCAAGCCCATATTCAGCCTTGCCTTGCTGGTTTTGCCAATAGTGCTTTTCAGCGGTGCGCCAGTCAGGCGACCCTGTGACACCATTCCAGCCTTGCTGGTCACCGTTGCCCGCAGGTTGCCTGCTGCAGTTCTGATACGTCCGCCCCTTGCAGTAGCACCACTGCCGCCAACGCTCGTGATGCGTCCAGCATTGTCACGAGTCAGGCGGTTAACGCCACGTTGCACCTGACGAGGAGCTGGGCGGCTTTTGCCACCCCCACCACCACCACCGCTACCTGAGAAGCGGCCACGGCTATCGCGTTTGTAGGTGCGTGCCATTACGCAGTTGATGCACTATGCCGGCAGTGTAACGACTCAGGACATTTCAAACCGAAGGAGTTTGGCTTGTCTGCGATGAGGCTCATGGATTTGCGGCTGCAATAGCCGCTGGCAAATCATTGCGTAGCCAATACGCAAACTCGTCTGCGGTTCGGTCGCCCTTGAGCAGGTTGATTGATTTATGGCACCAAACCAAATTGTCTGGATGGTAGACATTGCTTGGACCAAACACTGTCGCGCGAGACACGGGGATCATGTGATCTAGTCCAGCAGTTGCACCGATTTCAATTTGCAGCCCTGTGTAGTGGCATTTGCCAGTCCATTTAGAAACAATTTGATCGATCCAGGATCGGCGCACTGAAGGCGCAAATTGCTCTACATAGCATGTGCCCCGGGCTTTAGTTGCACCGTTCCGATTGCGTTTACGGTCAAACTTAAAGTTTTCACGAATGACGCTATGCATTTGGCATTGCGCGCATTGCACGCGGCCAATCAAGGCGGGCACTTGCCAGCACTTAGAACAAATGCCCGATGCCTTGAGATCGGCTCGGCGCTTTCTGCGCCATTCAGCTTGCGAAAAACTCACGACATCTCAAACCGAAGGAGTTTGGCTTGTGTCTCTAGTGCTTTGACAGCTAAGCCGAGGTTGCCTTTAGTGCGTGCCTCACGTTCGTAATCTTGAAGGCGAGCAACGGCAGAGGCTAACCATTCAGGGCGTTCTAGGGCAGCGTCTAACTTTTGTAATTCTCTAGCGCGAGCGATGTAATGTTCAGTTTGACGTTCACCAAGTTCCCAATTTTCCGCAGCGTAACGAATAATTTGTGTTCTACTATTTGCACGCAAGAGTAGATCATAGATCGCATTAACGCGATCCTCAGATTCACTCTTGGTGCATTTCTTGCCCATTGGGGACTGGTTTAGGTTTTTTGGATATGGTATTTGATGTTAGCAGATTTATTGTAGAGGGGTTGATTGGCGGAGTTGGTTGATTTTAGGTTCGACGAGGTGGTGCGAGGAAACGGTGCCACAGGTGTTGCCGATGCAGACGCGGACACTGCCGTCATCGAGCGTATGGCAGATCGGCTGGACGGAAGTAGCGGCTGATTCCACCAGTGAGTTCAGACGGTCTCTGGGGGTCATTGGTCTGGTGGTAGAGGGCTGTGAGGTAGTCGTCCCACAGTTTGAGCCAGTGCGCAACGTCTTGGTTGGTGGGGTTACGGCTTGACTTCATTTTGAAGGGAGCAGAGGACAGCGGCTGCAATGCATTCGAGGACTGGGCGCGGTGCACTGCCTCTAGCAGCCCTACAAGCGGCTGTAACAGCGTTCTGATAGGCGTGCAGGGAGAAGGGCGCGGCAAGGGCTACAGAGGCGCTAGCGGTCACCGTGGGGTCTCCTAGCGCACGCAGGCGGATGAGCTGCCCGCGTTCGATGTTCAGTTCCTTGGCTTGGCGTAGCAGGTGCTCGTTCTCGTCTTGGGTGAGATAAACCTTGACGGGCAGGCGCTTTTCAGTGGTCATGTCAGTAAGGCAGGGCGTTTTCTTCAGCGGGTACAAAGTCGCGTGGATTGACCACTTCGACCTTGGGGTCAGCGTCATCGACAGGATCCCGTAGCAGGTTGCGGTACATGCCTGGGTTGATGTGACCGGGCGGTGGTGCGTCAAAGTCCTCTAGCACGCACCGCTTGGCATCGATGAGGCGCTGCAGGAGCTTGCGGGCACCGACAGCGGTGGAGATTGGTTTGAGTGCCATCAGGAAAATGCCTCCTCGCGCTTGCGCTCCTCATCGGCAAACGGATGCAGGACAAATCTGCCAGGGCTGACGCCTTCGATGGCAGGCTTGTGGGTCATGTACCGACCGAACTCGTCGTAACGCCCCACGCAGTACGGGTAAGCGTTACGCAGTTGGAACTTATCGAGCTTGCGCTGCGCTTCATCAAAGTCGTCAGCGTCAACGGTGCGGAACGCTGGTGCGGTGCCTTCCTTGGCAGCTTTGGGCAGGACGGCAAAAACAAATTGGTTACGGCTCTCTGGGCTGAACAGTTTCATCGGATCACATCGGGGATGTAGTTGGTGGTGTTGAGGGGACGGTCGTTGACCGTGAGGTAACGCTCGTCGCGTAGCCAGCGGAAGCAATCAGGCAAGGGGCTGACGAACGTGCCCGCTGCGAGGTGCTGATGGCTGATCTCAGTTTCCAATGCTTCGAGCAAGCTGGCAACGGTTTCGGTCCGGAGAGTTTTCTGCCACTGCCCAAGGGCTTTGGGCTTGGACTGACTGGCAGCGCGTACAGGGGCTGAAAGGTACGTTTTCCAGAACTGCTCAAAGGCTGGATCGCCTTTGGTTCTACGCCTTGGCACGGGTTGGTCAGACGCTGCTGGAAACTCGTTTTCCAGCTTTACATGGGTTCTTGTTATGGGTTCTTGTTCATGGGTTCTTGTTTGTAGGTCGTTTTCGACCTGGGTACCTAGGTCGTTTTCGACCTGACCCCTAGGTCGTTTTTGACCTGGGTCGTTTTTGACCTTAGGTCGTTTTCGACCTGGGTGGTCTAGCACGACGTGGTACACGGCACTGGTGCCAGGGCGGCGTTCAACCTCCAGCCAGCCGGTTTCTACAAGTGTGCTCAACGACCGCTGAACAACCTTCCGTGAGATACCAGAACGATCTGAGATTGTTTGCAGTGATGCGTAGCAGCCTTTCGGGGAGTTCCAGCCGAACCTGTGTAACCAGAGATAAACAACAATGGCTTTTGAATCGATGCCAGCGTCCATGAGTTTGTATGGGACGGCAGCAAAAGCCGTGGACTTAACCGCAGCGGTCATGTAAGATTTGCCCGTGATTTGTCTACGCCTTGCAGGGTCCTTCACCCCTGCGGGGCGTTTTTCATTGTGGCAGGGAATCTTGGGTCATGGGCACCTCCAGCTCGATCCGTTGCAGCGCCTGATCTAGGAGCTGATTGACGAAAGATTTCTGTGATTGATAGGTAGGCATGACAGCCTTAGCGCGGCTGAGGATGGCGTCGTCGATGGCGACGTTGGTGGCTTTGCCGATGGGCATAAAGGTTGCGTTATGCGGGTATCCGGCGTAGATTACCCCGAAATCGACCATTGCGCAACATGCTCGCCCCGGTCCAGCACCTTGAGTTCAACGAGGATTTGCACCGCTATCGGTACAAGGGGCGCTGGCTGCCGTTCAGCGTGTCAAAGGTTGCGAACCGCACCACGCCGGAACAGGAGGCGCAGTTTGAGCGGACCAAGCACATTTGGGCGCCACGCGGCACGACCATCCATTCCTTCTGTGAAGCAATGCTGCTAGGCGAGGAGCTGCAGGAGACTGATTACACGGCATGGACCGATGAGTTGCAGGAGTGCTGGCTGCTGCGTGACTCTGACGCACTGGCTGTTGAGTACAGGCTGTGCGATGCCCGCAAGGGCGTTGGCGGCAGCTTTGACTTCCTGCTGCGGACATCGAACGGCAAGGTCGTACTGGGTGACCTGAAGACGGTTGGCAGCAACTCAGGCGTATCGCAACGCAAGCCCGCCACAGCTCAGCTTGGGGGCTACCTTGCCATGCTGATCGACCATCACCCGATGGTGACGGTGGACTGGTGTTACACGGTGGTGGTCGGTCCTGGGCGCTGCAGGGTAATTCAGAGTGAGCCTGACGAGTGCTTAGGTGCCTGGGTGGATGCTTGGGATGTGTTCAAGCAAGAGGTCTGCCCGTTCTGAGTCGCCGTACCGCGTGACAGTTTTTATGGTGTCACGGGTTGAAATAGGTTGCATCTCCACCTGATCCATGGCATCCTTTGTTTGTCGGGGATGCCCGGCTACCACCAACCACCTGCACAACCCCAATGATCAACCGCATTAACAATGCAATTTGCCTTGTGGTGGTTGCAGCAGTCGTTGCCATGATCGGCATCGAAGCTGCTAACCAGCCCGGCATGACCCACAGCGGCACTCAGTTAGAGATTCGCCGCTGATGTCTGACAGAATCGCCCGCAACTTCGCGCAGTTTGACCGCGAGAACCCAAGCGTCTATGACGGGCTGCGTCGTTTGGCGCTGCAGGTTCGCCGCACAGGGCGGCAACACTACGGCATCAAAGCCTTGTTCGAGGTTCTTCGATATGAATATGCTTTGACCACATTCTCTGATGATGGCCTCAAGCTCAACAACAACTACACCGCTCTTTACGCCCGCAAGTTGATGGAGTGTGAACCAGAGCTGCAAGGCTTCTTTCACCTGCGCGAACGTGCGCCGCGTTTCAGAGCAGACCAGATCGTTTAACCCCGTTCTTACAGCACCGATTCATGACTGCCGACGAAAAACTGTCAAGCCTCCTCAAGGAGATTGAGCAAGACCTAGCAAGCTACCGTTACCCGGTAACTGAACAGAAAGATCTGTTCACATCGCTAGAACTTGACCTGCTTTACGAATTGACTCGTGATGCCCGCAACGCATTGCACGATCCAGAGGATGAGGTACAAGCGGGCAGTTGGGCTGATGCCATTATCAAGCTCGACAACAAACTGACCAAGCTCTTTCGCCAACGCCGCCAATGAAACGACCACTCGTTCGCTCCGTGCCGATGGAATTGATTCTCACGGGCTTCCATTGGGAAACCGTTCGGGAGGAATATTTCCTCAAGTACGGGCAATTTGCAAAAGCCCAAGACTGCAAACACCTACGCGCTTTGTACAAACAACGTCTTTGGGAGGAGTGCGGCATTGAAGTGACGCTATAAGTCGCCGGCAATGATTAAAATCCTTAGACGCTGTTTCTTCCGATTGATGTCCCGCTACGAGTATTTGCCACCTGATGATTGCTTGCCGCGATTCCGTGGCAAGTCCCTCAAGGACTTGGAGCCCGAATGGCAGGTGGCTTACTTGGAATACGTGTTCCTGCTGGATTGCTCCAAGCACTACCAGCTCAAGCCTGGTAAATCGCCAGACTGATAACGAGGCATTGGGTGACTGGTGCAAACTTCGGTCGCTATGGTTGCTGCCTGCGTAGGGGATGCCACTGGTCGGGCTAACTGGTGGAACAACATTCCAAGCGCAAGAAGCCAAGGTTCCCGTCGTGGACGCGGTGTAGTGCCAGCGGTGCGTGACCGTACATTGGCGCCGCGCAAGCAACCTGCCCATGTAAGTCCTCAACCTTTCCAATGGAAAAGGGGTTGCTTTTCGGGCGGTTTTGCCCCATAATACGGAGACGCGGGACAGACCCCTGCAACCCAACGCGCAACTCAACCCATGCTTCCCTTCCAACCCACCGACTGCCCTGAGCTGACCGCCGAGCAAGAAACGGCAATGGCTCAGGACCTTGCAGATCAGTTCAATGCCTACGTCTGCGAGGAGCTTGTTGGCGTCCTAGCTCACCTGGCGCAAGACGTTCTCAAAGACAACTACATCGACCCTGATTCCATGCTGGGTCACGACCTGATCCATGACCTGATCAACCGCATCGTGGTAACCGCCAAATGAAGCACACCGTCCGCCTCCAGCGTGGGCTCTACGTGCTTGTGGATTCCTACGCCAGACCCACCTTTGCTTCACGCATCCGCCAGCACTTCCCCATTGCCCTTTGCCTGACCAGCATCCTCGTTGCAGGAATCACGCTCCAAGTCATTGAGCAACGCACCATCACTGCTTGCCAAACCACCCATCGCGCATCCTTCTAATCATGTCAACCGCACAAGACCTTATTGATCAACTTGTCACCCTGCGTGCAGACAAAGAAGATCTAGAAGCCCGTGAGGCATTCCTGCGTGAGCAGCTTGAAGGTGCCATTGCCCTAGGCGAACTTGACCCCTACCAAATCGATGACAGCACCTACGAGTTCGTGAACGCCAAGTACGTCCGCTGTGAACGCAACAGTTACAAACTCAGCAAGGAAGCCGAACGGGCAATCAGGTCTATTAAAGAACAGGACATCGACGCTGGACTTGCCCAGCGGAACGTGACAATCTACTACCAGCTCCGCATGAACCCTTGAACAACAGCATCACTTTTACGGTCATTGGCTTGCCTGCGCCTCAGGGTTCAAAGCGGCACATTGGTAAAGGAATCATGGTCGAATCAAGTAAGAATGTAAAACCATGGCGTCAAGATGTCAAATTCGCAGCAATCGACCAAAAGCCAGCTGAATGGGATACATCCTCACCAATGGCATTGTCTGTTGTCTTTCGCTTCCAAAGACCTACATCACACTTCAAAAAAAATGGTCAACTTAGTCCGACCGCCCCCTTGCATTGCATTTCTGCCCGCAATGGCGATCTTGACAAACTTGTTCGTTCGACCAATGACGCTTTGACTGGCGTTCTATTTGATGATGATAAATTAGTCATCCACATCAATGCCACCAAGCGTTTTTGTGTACAAGGCGAACAACCTGGCGCCGTTATCACGCTCACTGAGTTAAACGTATTACCTTAATGACTTACCCCAATCTTGCGGGCGTCATCACCAAAGATGATGTATTCCGTAAAGGCACAGGATCCTACGCCGCAGATTACGTTTCTTGGGCACGGATCGCTAATCACCTGCATACCAGCGCCCCCGGCTGGATCATGCAAACCAAAACAGCACCGCATGGCGAGAACCATGTCTGGCGCAGTCCTGATGGCTCTGGTTATTTGACCGTCTACTTCCTGCATACAGACGGCACAGAGACGCCAGATTTTGTTTATGCCATCACCGACAATCGCAATGTTCCGATTGCGTGGGACAAGATCAATAGCCGCATGATTTGCGATAGCCATCGCCGTGCGCTTTGTGCTGCTGCTGCATTTTTCTTTAGCCTTGGCTACGAGCTATGGGCACGAGAGGAGATTGAAGAGGCAAAGGCTGACAGCCCGTTACCAACTGTTGAGCAGCCCGCTGCTGCCAAAGCAAAGCCCGTTGCCGCAGCTACAAAGAAGGAAGAGCCTCCTGAGTTGTCGTCAGAGGAACTCCCGATCACTGACGGTGATCTAAAAACGATCCGTGACTTGCTGGCAGCAGAACCTGTTGTCAAAAGGAACAAAATCATTAAGGAGTTCAACAAGGAATTTGCCGTGCCTGAGGGTGATCTCATGACTGCCCACATCACGCTTCCTAAACACCTGCGCTACATCCAGGAACGGCTATCCACCTAACAAGGATCAGCCATGACCGATGAGATGATGCACGCCCAAATGGCGGCAGCATATGCCGCTCAACGTGCAGAGCTGGTTAAACAGCAGGACAATCATCTCCAACAGCTTCTTCCGCCTGATTTGGTATCTTTCCTGCAGCATTACATGCAGTCCAGGGAATATACAGCAAGACAGGCGTTGTCCGTTATCCTTTACCAATTTTTCGGATCATGCTCCAGATCACAGCAGTTGGCAACCTTGCCGCCGACCCTGAACTCAAAACCATTGGCGACCGTGAAGTAGCCAACTTCACCTTGATGGTCAACACAAAGGTCAAAGGCGAAGACCATACGACAGTGCTGCGCTGTGCCGTATGGGGTCCACGCGCCAAGGTGGTAGGCGATTACCTGACCAAAGGTGCTCAAGTCACCGTTACTGGGCAGGCATACGTTGAGACCTTTGCACGGAAGGACGGCAGCCCTGGCGCTTCCTTGAATGTAGCGGTCAATGATTTTTCACTGCCTGCCAAGACAAAGGTTGCAGTAGACGACATGCCGTTCTAGGGTCTCGGGGGCTCTGCCCCCTTTTTTTATGATCGGATGTCGGACCCTCTGCGCGATTACCTAAACCAGATCGGCAAAATCCCGCTGCTAACCGCTGCCGAGGAGATTGAGCTGGGTCATGCCGTG